TTTCTTGTTCGATGCCGACGGTGGCCGAGGCCGCGGACCAGCGCTGGAAGACTTCCGGGGTGGCATTGGCTATCTGGGAAAGCTGGTTGATTTCGTTGGCGGCAGCAACGGTCGAGCGGGTCATCACAACAACCGCAACGGCCAAGGCAGTCGCTGCAGCAGTCGCGGCGATCCGAGCCCGGCGCGCGAACGCCGCCATGCGGGCGTTCGCGAGCTCCATTTCACGGCTGAGACGCCCGAAGCCCCGAGATCCGGCCTCTCCGACACCTTCCAACTCGGCGCGTACCTGTCGACCGCCGGTCGCGGAGAGCCTGACGCTGACACGTTTCTCTGACATGGAAAGACGTCCTCAATGGATGACACCTCGTTCCTAATGGAAACGAGGTCAGGTCAGGCCTGATCCGGCCTGTAGGGTTTCGTTGATCTTGCGCACCATCACCGCCTCGATCGGCGGCAGGAGTTCCGCGAGGATGAGGGGCGAAAGCCCGAGGGCCGCACCGAGTTGCAGCGCCGCGCCTATGTCCCAGCCAAGAACGGTGCCTTCGCTCAAACCGCCGCTCACCCGAACCTGACCACCGAGGCGCTGGACGAGGTCCCAAACCTGCCAGCCCTCGAGGGTCATGGGTTGATGGAGAGTGCCTGGGCATTCCACACACGTAGGCGAACAAGCTGCGCAATACTCACCGCCCCCGCCGAATTCCCACTCGGCGAGAGCGGTCAGGCGTTTTTTTCCGCATCCAGAATGAGCGCACCCGCGATGTATTTGGTCTGGAAGGCCTCGAAGATCGGCCAAAGCTCGAGAAGCGCGTCGATGCCCTCGGGCGTCAGTGGCAGTGGTTTTCCGCCCTCGTCGCCAACACCTTCCCAATCCTTCACGACAATGCGGGCGACGGCTTTGGCCACGATGCGCGCAAGGTCATCGTTAGAGTTAGTGCTTTCAGCCTCTGCCGCCGCGGCGACAATTGCCGGATCACTGCGCGCCGCGAGCATGATGGCGGTGGTCAGGGGATCGACCAGCAGGCGGACACCATGGCCGAGATCAAGCCAACGCGGCTCATTAGAGAGGTTCAGGCGCAGCATCAGTAATCCTCGCGGTCATTGGTCAGGGTCAGGGTGCACATCCGGCCCACCACCGGATCGCTGGCCGCCTGCCAGTCAAAGGTCGCCTGCACACCTTGCGGGCCCGAGATTTCGATCCGGGGGCGCGGCAGATAGACGGCATGGGCGGTCAGGGTCAGGCTCTCGCCCGTGGGCAGCGTGTAGGAGAATTCCAACTCGCAGGCCTCGCCATTGATGGCCTGGGTGACCAATGACTGGTCAGCGAAGCGGACAACGACATTGCCGGTGAGCGCCGCGATGGATGGGTCCGCTCCGTCGATTTTACCGTCCGCCCGGATCGTCTCAATGCGGTCGAGATTGTTGGCATAGGTAAGGTCGGCAGAGACAACGTTACCGATATTGGCCCCATTCCGCGTGATCGACCCGTTGAAATGCCCGAAGCGTTTCAGCGCGATGTTAGCAGGCGTGCCTGCCGCGCTGGTCGCGGCGATGGCCTCGCCCTGTGCCACGATGCTGGCCGTTGCCGTCAGCAGCCCTGAACGCGCCATCTGCCAGTTGAGGCTATCCACCATGCAGCCGGAATACATCGCATAGCGCGGCACCTCAGGCATGCCTGTCTCGACCGAGAACGACGGTAGCGACCAGTCTCCTGACCGAAACTCATGCGTGTAGGGCGCCTCCGCGCCAGTGGTCGTGGGCGCTCCAAAGGCCGCCTTCAACCAGAAGCCGAAGGCCTCAGCATCAATCGGGATAACCACATCGCCATCCGCCGTCACCGCATCCTTGATCGGCGCCTGCGGATCGCGCCCGTAGCCCAGCAGTTCCGATGTCTGCAGCGGTTGTTCAGCCCCCAGCGTCGTGCTGGCAAAGGGCATCTTGGTGTAGCCGCTCGCGGGCGGCGTTCCATAGGTCGTTTCGAACGCAAGCGCCATCAGCGCCCGCGCCCCCTGGGCTCGTGCCATGGTGTTCTCCTCGGGTTGTCGGGGTCAGGCCAGCGGGTCGGCCGTGGAATAGTGCAGCACCACCGGGATCACGGCGGCTTTCAGGCTGGACGCGCCCTCAACGGGCAGATCGACAGGTTGCGGGGCTTCAGCTCCGATCCAATCGCAGAGGCCGCCCAGCGTTCGTTCCTCGGCGAGCGCTGCGCCGATGCTGGCAGTCAGCATGGCGAAGGCCGCGTCTCGGTTTGCGCCCTGCACGACTGCCTCGATTTCGGCCCGGTGCTGGTAGTGATAGGCAAGAGGCGACAGCGTCACTTCCGGTTCGCCTGGTTCACCGTCGCGCAGGATCAGCAGGCCAGCAGCTGGGACGCGCTCGGGCAGCACTTCCCCTCTGAGGACAATAGCGGGCAACACCGAAAGCCGCGTGTGCAGCGCGGTGAGGATGGTTTCGCGTGAGGTGGGCATGATTCTCTCTTACGCTTGCTCAAAAATTGTTCCACCCACTATGGTGAGTTTGATGCCGAAGGCGGCTTTATTGAGCGCCATCAGCCTCGCCGAATGAAGAAGGGAAACCGATGAAATCAGAAGAATACCCGAAACTGTTGCGGCTGATGGAAAACGAAGATCTCTGGCAGCACGTCAAGGATTTTGATGGTCTTCTGGATCGGTCCAAGTCTCGGCTTCCGGTCGACGAGGGCGAAAGCGAAACGGTTAAGATCGCCTACCTGTTGCACGAACTAGCCTTTGCTCATTTCTTTTCGACGCTAGTTTTTCGCTTCAAGACACGCGAGATTGCGCGAGGAATTTTTGACGCGGAAACTCAGGGCAATCTTGTTGTTTTGTTCAATCTAGCGCGCGCATTTATGGAGCACACAGCATCGCTGGCGTTCCAGAATCAAGCTCTTGAGAAGGCCGTTTCTGACATCGAGTCAAAGCAGCTTTTTGATCAGGTTGATCGCGCCATCCGGAAACATCGCAAAATCGTAGATCGAATTTACTACGGAGGCGAAAGCGGCCCGAAGGATGCCAAGCGGCTTCACACGAACGACTTGATCGAAGCGCTGGCCAAGGTCGATAAACGCGCAGCCAGTGACTATGCAACCCTATGCGAGTTTGTGCACCCGAACTACGGAAGCAACCTCCTCGTCTCAAGTGGCGAACTCTCATCCGGGTCCATCGGGATCCCATCAGGGTCATTGACCAAGGAGTTGTCCTTGGCACGCGGCGCAATCGAACGATGCGCCGCACTCGACTGGGATCTTGTTATCAGCGGCACTCGTCATCTCTCGAAGATCGAAAACTGGATAACGATAGCAAGCACAAACGGAGCAAAGCTATCGCAGTTGTTTTCTGTGCGGGTTGGCCACTCAGGCGACGGTAAATCCAAGGATACGGCGATCTTCTTCAAGAAGGCGCGCACTCACAACGAGGCAATACAAGCCTTTTACAAGTATCTTGAGCAGCAAGAAATCGAGTTTCATGAACGGCGCATAGCTGCTGTCGAAGACGGGTACCTATTTGATATCGTGCTGACGGACAAAGGTCCTTTATGGGTCAAATATCAAATAGCGGAATAGGCCCCGAAAATGAACTTCAAGGCTATGTAGATAGCCGCCCCTCTACCCAGCTAGCCACGATCAGCCCTGGTATCGCCGACTGCGCGCCCTCTGCATCTCGTGCTAAGTCCAACCGCTTCTTGAGCTTGACCTGCGGCACCAGAAGAAAGATCGGCACCGTTGCCTTGCCGCGACCCATCTTGGATCGCGAAGCAACGCCCAGTCCCCGACTGTTCAACCGCCCGTCGGCCACCAAGAGGCTCGGGCCACATCGACGATAGACGAAACGCAGGCGTAGCCCCCGACGCCGCTCCCATTCCCCAGGCGTGATGCGCCCACCTTTCAGACCTTTGCCAGCTGCTGCTGTCGGAATCGCCAGCCAAAACCGGTCGTTTGAGCGGATCAACGGGCCCGCGTCATGCGCCCCAACAATCACCGGAGCTTTCGACCAGACGAGCGCTGCAGCTTTGAGGCTTTCACCAGATTTGGGATAGGTGGCGAGCCGGATCGAATTTGCGAGACGAAGCCCAAGGCCCGCCTGTGAGATCTGACCCCGCCAGGCATTTTTGAGGCCAGAC